GGCATATTGACCACCACCTGACGTTGCTTCTGCGGCGTTTGTATTAGGAACCAAAATTTCTTTGGTAACATTAAACACATCACGTTTATTATCTCTTAAATTCCAACTTTCAGCGGCGTCTATATTTTTTATTAGAAGCCAAGAGGGCCGGAATCCTGTATAGATAAAACTACCATCAGCATTTCCATTTCCTTCGTAACTGCCTATAGAACTATAGCCAGCAACTTCTGCAAAGCAGTAGGCAACAAATGTTTTGGTGTTTTGATTAGTGCCGTTTGATGCCCCAACGGAAAAAACAGACGACGTTGGAAGCGTATTATTCCAATAATTTACCGATGTATCCTTTGCGCCGGTATCGTTTAAATTAAGATAGTAGTTAGCACCCGGTAGCTTTGTGTGCCAAACAACCCACGCATCATCTGAACCGGAATCTCTTTTCTTTACAAGTATCATTGAAGGAGTAACGCCTAATCCATGTCCAATTGTTGCTGCTGAACCTGTGCCAGTGTATGTGCTAATACTAAATCCAGCCGTTGTGTTTGCTGATGTAGCAGTTGTATTTATGCTGCCATCAGTGTTGCTACTGCCACTGCCATTAGCAAGCCACTGCCACACTACAAAAGGTTCGGTGTCTGCGTTAACGCCAATGCGATCACCAAGCGCAAAACCATCAGACTCAAACGCCGTTAAACCATTTGTAATCGTAGCTTCTGCATCAGTAGTATTTGATTTAATTTCTTTTGTTGCACCTCTAAGAGCATCATATAAAGCGTGGTCAACTGCAATCTCCCGTCCTTTGATCCATGCAAAATCGGGTTGAAATGTTGAATTTCCTGATTGATTGATCGACTGCGTTGAGCCGTTGCCTGTGTATAGCGTTGTTTGAAAATACTTTGTCCCATCTTTGATTGTTGGTGCGGCAAGATTAGCACTTGTCAACTCTTTAAAATCGGTAGTTGGTGTTCCGCTTAAACCTTGAAAAGTTGCTGTAATAATTGTGCCGCTAGCATAAGGCGAACAACCAAAATGAAGTGAATTATGACCAGTTAAACCAACCGTGTTGCTAACGCCTGTCGATGCTGGAAAAATTTCTGTACCATCATCAAATATCTCAATAGTGTCATTACTGCTATCGTATTCAATACGCATTAAACTGTTAGCTGCACCAGTTCCAAGATCAGTTACTACACTTGAATTTTTTACAATTTCACCTGTGCCAAGATTATAACCGTAGAAGTAATTATTTCCTGTCGTCGCAGTGTGGTTGCCAAGTTGATATAAACCAACATATCCGAATGTTCCGCTTGATTTTTGAAACTCAACAACATGTTTGTTGCCATCGTCTACGGCAAACGTGGATATTGCCCATTGGTAATTATTGCCCGTTGCTGTTGCTACAAGGTTTCCATCCGAAAGCGTTGCACCGGCCCAAAGAGGGTTAAGGGTTGATGCGTTCAGTGTCGGGGTATCAGGTTTTTGATCCGCCGCTGTCAAACCACTGCTGGAAAAATCATTTCCATTTCCTGACTCGTCATCTCCAAGATCAGAGCTATCCCGACCATCTATGAAAAAACCAGTGGTTCCATAACTGCCTGAGTATTCCTTTGGTATCCACACGCCGTTGCTGTCGTACTCACCAAAATCTGTTGCTGCTTTTGCAGTACCATCTATGAAATGTATCTCTGCCATATAACCATCAAAATATGAAACCGTATTATAATGACGACCACCAATTTTATGTTCTAGAGCGTTGTTCCAAGTATAGTCAGTATTTTGATCTGGAGTTGAATTTCTATCCCAACCTTCTGTAACTTCAGCACCATTGATATAAACTTTAAAACGATTATTTGCTGTAGATTGGGTAGTATCAAATATAGCTACAAAATGATACCACGCTGCTGGATCACGAAAAGCCCAATCAAGATCCCAATTTAACGCTGCCGCTGGTGGTGCTTCGTTATTAAAAATTATTTTATTATCAGCCGGGTCGCCGCCATCGCCATCTCCAAACTCAAAAATAAATTGACCCACCCCTAATGCATAAGGCACTGCAAACATTTGAGTCCGTATTCCAAGATTGCCTCTTTTAACCCACCACGATAAAGTCCAAGTTTTACGATTACCAGCACTGCCAAAGGTTTTAGATAGATGGGAAGAATCATCATCATTGAAACGAATACTCTGATCTATCTCATATGCACCGCTTGCCTGACCACCAGCACCCATTAAAAGATTATTACTAAATACCATTTTTATTAATCTTAACTATAAGCTTGTGTCATAACTGCTTGAATATTTTCAGCAGTATCATCAGAGGAAACTGAAACTACTATGTAATCTAATCTGTCCATTGCATTATCACCTGTTGATAATGTTGGGGCTGTGCCGCCAATAAAATTCCAACAGGCGTTATAAGCAACCGTACCAGAACCACCGTCCTGCATTAGAAGAATACTACCAACCTGTCCTACTCTTGCATTTGTAGGTCGTGCCAGTGTATGTGCAGCAGTAACAGAGGTAAAGAAGTTCTGTGCTATACCGAAGTTCAGGGATACAGATGTCACACCATTAATTGCAGTGGTATGTACAGCAGCCGCAGCAGACTCAGTTAGTTGTAGTTGTCCCTCCAAAGAAGTATTACCAGATACTCTGACAGTACCAAGAAAACCAGCATTACCAGCAGCCGTTACCGTACTAAGAAGGTTGGTTGCCCCGCCAACGCTAAGTGTAGAGTTTAAGCTAACTGCACCAGCTACAGTAAGAGTACTATTAAGATCAACAGCACCTTCTAAGGATGTTGCTCCTACAACTCTTAAAGTACCTCCAAGCACAGTGTTACCAGAAACAGATACATCATCTTCAAACTCTGCTTTACCTGTGTTTATAAGTGTACCACCAATAGAAGTATTACCAGCAATATTTACCGCACCAGATACTGATACTGCATCTTCAAAGATTGCTGCACCGGCTACTGTAACTGTGCTTGCAAAGTGTGCTGCCCCTCCTACTGATAGTGTAGAAGCCAGAGACACTGCCCCACCTATCGTTACAGTTCCGCCTATATTAACATTACCTGATACTGATACACTATCTTTAAATGTACCGGCACCTACTACAGTAACTGTACTTGCTAAATTTGTAGCACCACCAATACTGACTGCACCACCAATACTAACTGCACCACTAACAGTTACCGTGGATTCAAACTTAACTGCATCACCAAAAGTTTTATTAGTAAGAGTATCAGTAGTAGATGTACCAACTATTGTTGCTGTACTAACTGGTAATGTAATAGTTAAATTGCCACTATAAGAAGAGTGGGGTGGTGATTGTAATTGAGCATAGTGAGCATTATTAGACTCACAATAAAATCTAATGTATGCAGGATCAGAAGCACTTGTTCGTAGATCAATAGAGCCGCCTGATACAGCTACTGCACCACCAACTGTAAGCCCACCTGATACTGATACAGTATTTTTAAATGTAGCTGCTCCAACAGCAGTTACTGTAGACCCAAACTGTGCTGCGCCACCAACTGTTACTGTACCGCCAAGATTAGTATTACCACTTACTGATATATCATCTTTAAATGTAGCTGCTCCAACAGCAGTTACTGTTCCACCAACATGTAGATTACCACCAATCGTAGCATTGTTAACAGAAATATTACCACTTATATCTGCTGAAATACCTGTTAAATTAGAACCATCTCCATAGTAAGCACTTGCACATACTCTTGCATTTGCTGCCTGAACATTAGCACCAGCAATAGTTACTGTACCACCAACATTTAAAGAACCGCTTACTGATACATCATCTTTAAAGGTAGCAGCACCAACAGCATTGAAAGTACCACTTACTGATACATTACCACCAGCATGTATAAATCCTGATACAGAAATGTTTGTGGCAACACCAAGTTCAGCTTCTACGTTTGTAAGATTAGAACCATCACCATAAAACTCAGCAGCAGTTACATTACCAACAACATTTAAATTTCCGCTTACAGAAACATTACTTGCAAAGTTTGCAATACCTCCTACACAAACAGAAGAAGCAACATCTAAACGTCCACTAACTGATACATCATTATCAAACTCCGCTTTGGAGGTGAACGTAGCTGCACCAGCCGCTGCAAATGTTCCACCAACCGATACGTTATTTTTAAGTATTGCAGCATTCTCTACTGTAACTGTAGATTTAAAAGTAGCTGCACCAACCGCAGTTACCGTGCTTTGAAATTGTGCCGCACCTACTATAGTAACCGTACTGGCAAACTGTGCAGCACCAGCAACTGATAAAGTAGACTGTAGGTGTGCAGCACCAGCAACTGTGGCAGTACCACCCACATAGAGATTACCACCTACCGTAGCATTGCTTACTGATATGTTACCAGCAATTGTTGCAGTCACACCACTAAGGTTTGAGCCATCGCCAAAGAAAGAACTTGCACATACTTTATCATCTACATGAAGACTATCATCAATAGATACGTTACCACCAATACCTAAAGCACCAGTAATCTGTACTGCATTAGTAGCTACCTTCAGGGCAGTGTTAACACCATCACCTGTCTGGACTGCTTTCAGGGAAGTATCTACACCAGTATTGCTAGTTGAAGAACTAACAAGTATAATCTGCTTATATGTGTTTGATATTAGTTGACTTGTTAAATCGCTCATATTAGATTCCAATACTTCTCTGTTGATCCCCAAGCTGTGCTGGCCTGACTCCATGTAAGGTTTCTACCGCCCACATCTGGACGAGGATTAAGAATAGCTGGATTATCTCTTACATCAGGCACATGATTTTGAGGATGGTTCTTCAAATCAAACTGTCCTTCAAAGTCTTCGGGACATACCAGCATCCCATAACTGTTCATTCTCATATTACGATGCGGATATACAAATCCACATACATCGCACATAGCCAGTGCGTTTTTAGTACTTGCCATTAGATATACCTTAGTCTTGGCACAACACGCATTGAAGCTCTTTCCCTGTCCTCCTGCATAGCTCTGGCAAGACACTCTTCATAGTTTGACTTTAGCATTTGTATACGACCAGCATCTACACCAAATCGTTTCATTGACATATAGTAAGACAGTCCCGCAGTAAGGCAGGGTAAAAATCTTTTAGGAACATCAGCATTCTGATCTGCCGATTTGTTTACATCGGTAAGTTCACTGAATACTTCAATCTTTAAAACATCTGTAGAGTTCTCAGGAATAGGCCATACAGACATAACAGGATTGTCCCTGCCTCTTCTGATTGAATACTGAGATGATCTTCCAGTTTGTGTTTTATTAGGAATAAGCAAAAACTCTTCAGGTGTTATACGTTCTAATTTAATATCTGTATTATCTCTGTTAAGCACAACTTCAAGAGCATCTATAGTAGAAGAAGATAGATCATAAGAAGTAGTACTTGCAGTTACAGTAAGAGATGATACACTTGTAGTCCATAATAGTATACCACGGTTTTGCCAATCTCGCAACATTAAATTTATAGATCGACGTGCAGAAGCAGGTTCGTGACCAAGAGTATCTTCACCCCCGATCATCTCCATTGCTTCTTGTATAACCTCGTCTATATCGAGGTTAAAGTCATATGTTCCTGATACTGCCATTACGTTCTAAACCTTTTTGTTTTAGCTGCTATTCTTTTTGGCTGCTTCACGAACTGCTTCCCGGCAGCAGTCCCTTTTCTCTTTGCTCTGGTGGTCGCTGCATATTCCTTTGATGACAGGGACTTGATTGCTTTTTCCGGTAGATAACGCTCTCCGGTTTTGCTGGAGGGTTTGCCTGACTTCGTGCGCCATTTTTGTTTGCTCCACTTTGAAAGTTTATTAGTAGACTTTTTCTTACCGCTGTATGATCCACCAGAATCTTTGTAATACTTAACAGCAAGCTGCATAGCTCTGGCAGAGTGCTTACCACCCATCTTACGCTTTGCTCTGGCCTTTGCCGCTGCCCACTTCTTTGGGTCACGTTTAGTGGCTGTGCCGCCTTTCTTACGTTTAATCATTATCGACCTACTTTTTTCATGGCTTTCTTATGAGCAGCCCCAAAAGTTTTTCCTTTTCTCATTGCCGTTTTCATACTAGACATGTGTTTTTTAGTATGATGTTTAGAATGTTTTTTAAGTGTAGTCTTTTGTCTATTTGTAAGTTTTTTAGGTGCCATTAACATCTCCATCTTTTACGAGCTTGTCTTAGTCTGCTATTAGGATTCTTAGCAGCTTTCGGAAACTTTTTCATTTGTCCAGCAGACCTTGCACAATATGACTTACGTCTTGATGCACGTTTGCCTGTAGGTTTCTTTTCAGTTACGGCAGTCTTTAGCTTAGAACCGGGATTCTGCCTACGATATTTAGCCACACCTTTCTTAGTCATGCCAGCACCAGACTTGGTAGGACGCTTCATGCCTCTACCAATCGTAATGCCCTTCATATTACTCGGTTTTCTTTTTTGCTTTACTGCCATATGTATACCTAAATTTTTTTCCTATATAATTACAAAGACTATTTATATATTCATTAAAATCTAAATAGTCTTCTTTATTAGGTTTAATCCCTGAATTATCTATTAAGGTAGGATCGTCATAACCTTCTTGAACAGATTTATTATATCTAATAAGAAATTCTTTAGTAACCACGAAGAGCCTTACCGTAGCCTCGTACTTGTCCTCCCATACGACGCCTTACTTTACCACCATACTTTTTAATCTCAAAGCCACTTGAAATTAGTTCTTCAAGTTCTTTACCAGTAGGCATCATCTCACTGCCTCTACCACCCATGCCCATCTCTTCGCCTACCATGCTAGCAGGAGGAGCGTACTCACCACGTTTAAGCATACCAGACTTACCAAGACGACGACGTGTGGCAGGAGACATTTCTTTTTTAGTGGGAGTAGGAACTTTTGAAAGAAGCGGCCCCTGCTGTACCTTCTTTTCTCCTTCAGGACCAGTAGCACGGCGACGGGGAAGAGTGTCCTTACCCATATCTCTCGCTTTGTCTGCTATTTGCTCCTGTTCTAAACGATTTATTTCTCTTTGAACTTTACGACTATATTTTACCGTAGGCTTTTTGTTTTTCTTTGGCTTGTTAGCATCTTTAGCTTCTTTAATAAATCTTTTCTGTTGAGCATCTGAAAGTTTTTTAAAGTCAGTAAGTTTCATCTTAGCTTCTTTAGCACCCATCTTTTGTTCAGGAGTTGCGGCTTTAACGCCTCTGGCCTTACGTTTACGACCACGTTTACTTACAAGTTTTCTTACCGCTGCAACCATATCAAATCTCCTCAGTACATTTTCTTAGAATAGGTAGCTTTACCAAAACCACGTTTAGCGGCACCGCAACCACGAATAACTCTTTTCTTTTTCTTCTTAGTTTTTTTCTTTATCTGACCACCTTCTTCAAAAGGAAGAGGTACTCCTGCTGCCATTGCTCCAATTTTAGCTATAGTCATTGCAGTTTGAAGCCCTTTATTTCCACCACTACCGCCGCTACTTTGTTGCATCATTGGTTGTTGTGGTAAAGATACCTTATCGCCTTCAACTGTTGTAGCTGGCTTCTCACCTTCTTCTTCGTCAAGATTTTCCATAAGCTCTTCAAAAAGACTTATATCATCTTCATAGTCTTTAGCCATATTATGATCCTCTTAATTCAGAGCGTTGTCCACGAAGTGCTGCACGTTTTCTTTTACCAGCATTTTTAAGACGACCGCCTTTTTTATAATACCCACCGCCAACTTCAAAACCACTACCACCAAAATTAGTAGTAAAATCTTTTGCTGTAGCAGTACTATTAGCATATAAATCATCGTCATCTTTTTTAAAAAGGTCTGCAACACCCTTCATTATTGCATCAGTACTATCTTGATTTTTTTTACGATTGCCAATTGACGGTGCATCCATTTTTGACACACGATCACCACTGACTGACTTTCTTTTTTTACCAGCCCTCTCACGATCTTTACGCTTCTGTTCTTTTATTTTCTTTTTAAAGTCAACCATATTAGTTACCTCTAAGCTCTGCTCCAAAGCCTCTTTTGGCCGCACGTTTACGACTAGCAGGTTTTTTAGCTACAGTCTTCTTACGCATGGGCGGCTTCTTTGCAACAGCTTTCTTACGTACAACAGGCTTCTTTTTTGCTACAACCTTTTTCTTTTTAGGTGCAGCTTTCTTACGAGCAACAGGTTTTTTCTTTTTTAAACGGCCACCCTTTTTCTTTCCAAAGTTATCCATAAAGGATTGTTCTTGAGCCGTCAAACCTTCTCCACCTTCTCCATACATTTTTTCATAAAGAGAATTAAGATAAGTAGCTTCTGCTTTAGCCATTGGATCATCTACTTCACCACCACCAAGAGAAGCCAAACCTCTGTCAAGAGCATCGGGTTTAAAAGCATCTCGGCCACCAGCAAATTCAATAAACTCTAATAACCCTGAATCTATTCCGCCTCTGCCCTGACTCCTTCCACCACTGGATACATAATCAGCTTGCATATTTTCTCTTATAGGAGCATCGCTTCCTCTTGGAGTATTTCTCATAGCTTGTGGTACATCGTCATCCATACCAATACCCGTTGATGGGTCTAAGCTTGGATCATATCCCATACCGGGACCGGGTGGAGCAACATTTCTTAACGGAGCATCACTACCTCTTAAACTATCTGGCATTGCTCTTGGAGGCATGGTAGGACGCATCTTACCTCTATTACCTGTAACTGGTCCTCCACCGGGTTCAATACCTCTATAACCTGTAGTTCTATTAAAAGGTAAAGCTATATCGTCTGCTCTACGTTGAAGAGGGGGTGATCCCATAAACCTTCCCCCACGTTGAGGTGTTCTTTCAAAGTCTGAAGGAGTACGCATTCGAACAGGACGTTGCTTTTGAGCAGAGCTGTCTTCTCTTCCTCGTAATGCATCAGCACCCTCTGCTATAAGCATTGCTGTTGAAGTAACCGGATTTAGAAGAGAAGCTACTCTCATAATATTTCGACTTCGCTCAACTTGGCGAAGTGCATCATTTTCTAACTCTTCTTGCGTAGATTCTTTGGGTGCAGCAGGTTTTCTTTTGGGACGTGGAACTTTACGAGGAGGACTTCCAACGCCAGCTTCCGCTCTAACCTTGCCTATTGTCTTTTGAAGTTTCTTTGGAACAGGTAAACCTCTAGCAATAAGTTCACGAACAACTTTACGAGCATCCGCACTATCAGGATTTTTTGTTGCCTTTTTAGTTAATTCTGAAAGCTTATCTTGCTTTACAAATTCTAGTGGTCGTTTTGCCATTTTATCTCCTCTAAGCTGCTTGCCAACTCTGGTAATATAATCTCTGGTTTCTTTAGGAAGATCGCTTTTATTTCTACCAGAAGCTATCCATTTGTTAGCATTTCCCGGTCCATAGTTATAGGCAACAAGTGTCGCCTCAAGATCGCCACCATAATGATTAAGCAATGCCATAGCATAGTCTCTACCAACTCTGGTATACTCTTCTTCAGTTTCATTACGGGCAGGTTTAACTCTATATCCCGGTTGCCGTGCTGTTGCTGGCATAACCTGCATACGGCCTCTGGCACCTTTAGGACTAACAGCATCTCTGCGGCCACCGCTTTCAACTTGTTCAATAGCTTTTAAAAGTTGTTCTCTTGCAACCATGATTAGTCTTCTACTTTAAAAGCTTTACCCTGAGTGTAGTCTTCATCAACCACAACATCCTGCGGTGGTCCTTTTACATCTGGTCCTTTACGTGCAGCACCATAGCCCTGTCCTGTTGGACGGCCTACAATTTCATCCAGATTATGTGGCCGTTTAATAAGTGTATGCGGTCCCATCTAACTTCTCCTTTTACGTTTCTTTCTACGTGCCTCGCTAAGTGCGATGGCAACTGCTTGTTTCTTACTCTTAACTTTTCTACCAGAACTACTTTTAAGTTTGCCCCGCTTGTACTCGCCCATTACTTTCTTAACTTTACCGGGACGAGTAATTTGTTTTCCTATAGAGGAACGGTTAGTCATAACAAGCGGCTACGACAGAGTTACCATCGTTACCAGAAACAACCTTGCCGCCTTTTTTATAGTTGTAAACCTTACCGCCGCCCATCTTTTTCTTTACAGGCTTTTTAGACTGAGCTTTTGCTGAATATTCTGCGGGAACACTGGTACGATCTTCGCCCATTGATTTACTAACCTTACCACCTTTAGCCATTTTACCTACACCATCAGCAGCATAGAACGGAACTTTCTTACCATTCTTTTCTACCATCTTTAGTGAACCGCCACCAGCCATTTTCTTTTTCATGTAGCCACCAGCTTTCATTTCAGTCATGCCTCTAGCTTTAAATACAGGATAATATTTACTTTTCTTTCCCATCTCACGTTCAGCATTTTTTGCTGTAGGTATTAAGCCATCATAGTCACGTTGAAGTTTTTGCATTTTAGTTTGGGCCGGTTTTTTTCCTGTAGGTTTTTTACCTTTAGGTGTTTTAGGTTTTGCTGCCGCAGCTTTTAAACGTGCTACGTTTCGTGGATCAGCTTTAGGTCCAGACGGTTTCTTTTTTGCTATGCCGGGATCAGTAGCTTTAGGAAGTTTGCCACGGGCATCTTTAGTACGAACTTGTTTTGCACTCCTGTCATCAAAAGCCATCTCTTTTGCAAGTTTTTCTCTTTGCGCTGGAGTCTTTCCCCGTGCTTTTAGATCAAACTCTACATTGTAAAAATCTTCAGTATTTGCTTGACGTTTTTTTGGTTTACGTTTTCCAAATACTGCTTCTTTAAGTGCTTTAGCTGCTCTACGTCTTGCCATGTGTATTCTCCTTATGATCCTGCTTGTGTAATTGTATTAGGACCGCCAGCAGGAGAAGCTGCAACTTCCATATCATCCTGTCTAGTTCTGCGAGCCTGATTACGAAGGGTTTGAATTGCGTTTTGATATTCTGTTTGCCATACCTGAAGAGTTTCCCAATCCTTCATGTACATGGTAGCTTCTATAAGGCAACCATAAAATAAGGCATCGTAACAGTATTCACTAAAGTAGTTACTGGTTGTAACACTTGTGCCTGTTGCCGATGCCAATGCAAGCGGTTGTGATGCCGTTTGTATTTCAACAGTGGTTGCTGAAACTGGTGTAGGTACTATCTTAATGCTTGAGTTAGTACGCCGTGAATAATATCTTGGGGTGCCTGTGGATGCACTTACAGGCCAGTAATCACTTGCATACTCAACAGTACGTTGCAGCAAATTAGTTACAGTAGTTCCTGTACTTACAGTATAGTTTACGTTACGAACAATACGTACACGATCATTCAGTGGAACGGCACCTGCATTCCCTGATGAAACTGAAACGGTTGTATATTCATCCAAACCCACATCATCAATATCTTTTGTGATACGAAACTCTGCTTTGGTAATGAAAAAAGGAATCTGCGTTGCAAACTCCGTTGAGTCGTTTTCAGTTGTATTAATTAAATCTGATTTTAAATATGCGTAGTCAGGCATGACTAGCCAAGCATAGCAGTTAGAACGCAACCATCGGTAGGACCAGAAATACTGACCACACCGTAAACCGCAACACCCATGTCTCCGATATAAATATCTGAAGCTTCATTGGCTGCTACCTGAAACTTAATAGCTGTACCTTCGGCAGTCTTATTTGTAATCTGACGTTGACCCTTAATTGAATAGGAACCAGCCGCTGTTGCCAATGCATGAATAGCTACAATGCGTGTCGTGCTTGGAATGTTAGCATCAGCAGTTCCGTTGCTTCCAACAGTTGTGTCAGTATCTACATATTTAAGAACAGCATCTCCAGTTGCTATTGCAACTTTAATATTTGAAGCCATAATCTCTCCTTTACGTAAAGTAGTAGGAGAGTGATCCGAAGACCACTCCCCCACATACTCTATTAACCGGCACTACCGAAGTAGCCACGCCAATCCGAAACACCGAAGCTATAACGCTCCCGTGCCTTGAACCGAAGATTACCCGTATCAAAGTCCGGCTCCATCTTCGTCTGAAGTGGCGAACGGACGAACATCTTCGCACCATTCGGAACATCAGTCTTGATGAAGTAGGCATCAGTGTCGGTAAGCCGACGATTGATAAAGTAGCCTTCAGGAACCATACCCATGTGACGGGTGGCATTGATGGCGTTCGTATTCGGGTTAGCCTGTGCAGCACTCGTCTGAGTGTTACCCGGCGATGAAAGAATACGATCCGCAATCGCCCACGAATCAACAGGGACATGCAGAGAAACAGCACTACCGCCAATCAGAATGCCTCTATCGTCTTTGAGCTTCTGAATGCTGGTAAGCGCAGTTTCAAGGGTTGCTTCCGTAAGGTCAGCAGCCGCCAGAAGGTTGGACTGATTACCATCGGAAATGGTCGGATGAGCAGCCGAGAAGAACGCAGCACCGTCACCAATGGTATCAGTGAAACCATTGTTGAAAATGTTAGCGGCTTTAACCTGCTTGGTATTTGCCATCGCACGGGCAAGACCTCTGGCACGTAGCTTCGCAAACGTGTCATACAGGTTATCTTCCATAGCTTCTTCCGTAACAGCAAAGGCAAGCGCAACGGTTTCCGCCGTATAACGGGCCGTGTAGCTTTCCTGTGCATCGTCATAAGAAACCGAAGCACCCTCGCCTTTGGTCGGCGCAGTGCCAAAGCCAGTGAAGAGGACTTCTTCTTCAAAAGCTCTGTCCGAGTTCTCTACTTCAAAGAGAGGCTCATGTTCGTTGTTGACCTCTCCATACTCCAAACCAAATACGGCGTTAAGACCGGGAAGGAGTTCTTTGCTAATACTAGCTCTATTAATAGCCATAATAAATCCTCCCTATTAAGC